CTTGGTCTGCGTTAATATCAACGGCAAAAGTTAAATCACTTGTATCTCCAATATCGTTTGTTGTTTGTTCGTTATATTCAACTGTGTCGCCAGTTGCTTCCCAAACGCCCATAATAATACCTGTGCGTAAGTTTGTTCCTTTTTTAACTACATAATGCCAATGACAAGCGTCCGCATCAGTATCTGCGAAAGTGTCAACGGTTTCTGTTCCTGTGTCAATATCAGTATTTTCTGCACTATCTAAACCACCCGATGCGTCTGCCCATTCGGGAGCAGTTGCCCCTGCATTCATTGTTAGGACTTGTTCGGCTGTTCCTTTTGCGAGTCTTGTTAAAGCACCGCCTGAACGGTAATAAACATCACCGTCTGCGTCTGAACCTAATTCAATTCCAGCGTCTTTTAATTTAAGCCCATCAATTGTGACTCCTGTGTCTGCGGTGGACTCGCTAATTGTGTCAATGCTTTGAGCATTTGCCCCAAAGTCGTTGGCTTGATTTTGGTAAGCAACATTTGTGAGCGTTCCAGCGGTGTTAATTGAGGCGTTGTTTATCTTAAATTCTTTTCCTGTTGGAATGTTTAAGTGTTCACTTGAAGTAAAATTGTCGTTTGCATTGTCCCAAATAATCGTTTTGTCGGTTGTTCCTTTAAGTGTAATTCCTCCACCGTCTGCAGTTGTGTCAGTTGGAGTATCTACGCTCCCCAATTCAATATTTTTATCGTCAACTGTTAATGTTGTTGAATTGATTGTGGTTGTTGTTCCGCTCACTGTTAAATCTCCTGGGACAGTTAAATTCCCGTCTTTTAAAGTGATTGTTTCAATTTGAACGCCGTTATCGATGGTAACTTCGGTGATTGTATCCGCTACCATTGTTTTTGTGTAAATCTCCCAGTCAGTCGGATTTGTATCGGGTTGAGAATTGCTGTTAGCAGAAAGTGATTTATAGATTACTCCATTATAATTAACTAAATCACCCGCTGCATATGTATCGCCACTATCCCAAGAACCCATTTTTGTTCCGCTTACTCCAACTGCTGAGATAGTTCCAAATTCAATTGCAGTTTCTCCTGCATTTACCTTTGCGTATTTACCAGCTGAGCCAGTAAAGTTTGCTGGGGTGTCTGATAATTCTGTGAACTGGTCTTTTGTCTCTACTGCTGTTGAAATTGCATCGTCAGTGTATTTTTTATTTGGAATATCATCGTCATCAGTTACAAGGGTTTCATAATTTGCAATTCCAGCTACTGAATGAGCGGCGGCGCTATTTACTCTTATACCTTCTACGCCTCCAGCAATTAACGACAATTGATTCGCTCCTGCCAATCCAATTCCTGTATCTGAATCATTTAAAAATCTATATGCTGGAGATGTGCCAGTTGCTGCAGATCTGCTTAGGTAGAAAGATCCGTTTGTACCAGAATAAATTCCTCCAAGATCAAATACATAAGAATTAGTACCTAGTACACTCAATCTTAATTGATCATCTCCTGACTCAAAAAAGCCTGTGTCTCCATCTCCAAAAGCCAATGTTGGAGTGTTAGCATCATTACTTGAAGGGAGTATTGTTTGAGTAGCACCAGTTCCCATTATTATGTTACCTTTTGTCGCATCTGATGTTGGAGATAATGTTAAATTATCGCTTGCATCTGTTCCACCAACTATTGTCTGACCTCCGCTTCTACCTGCAAGTAAAGCGTATTGAGAATGGTCGTCATCGCTTAACCCAGTTAATCCTCCATGATCACTAACAGACGCGTCGTCTACGTAACCTTGCGTTACCGCTTTGTCGTTGTTTAAGGTTCCAGTCGAGACACTGGTTAAGGCTGCTGAAGAAGCGATTTTTATACCATTTGTGAAGTCTTTTTCTCCTCCTACTGTTTCGTTTCCAGTTGTATGAACTACGGCAGTATCTATTGCCTTTTCTGTGTCTAATTCATCAATAGCTGCTTGAACATTTGTTGCGGCGATATTTCCGGCAGGGGTGTTTGGAATATTAGCAGAATTTAACCCTTTTGAAATATCTGATAATGTTGATTTTTTACCAGTTGGAAGTCCTGAAACATCATCAACAACATAAAGTAAATCATCACTTGTTGGAGAAGTATCAGCCGTCAATTGTGTTATTTTTCTATCAGCCATTTTAATTTAAAAAAATTAATAATTACCGTATTCAAGTAAAATTTTATCGCCAGTTTCAAGTAGTAAAAAATCTCCAAAACCAGTTTCTAAAAGTAATTTATCGTTTATTGGCGGAGTTCCACCAGATGATGATGAAACATATTTAAGTGCCAATGATAAATTCATTGATTGTTGCATAATTAAAAAATTGCCACAATATCAGTAGCACTTGTCCCAGTTGAAAGGACTTTTTTTGTTTCAATTGGATAAATTGACCCACCAGCCATTCCGGCAAAAATAACATTTTCACCAGTTGCTGGACATTCAACGACAATATTACCGTCTGCTCCAACATAGAGAGCACGAGTAATTGATTTTAAATTTGTTGAGTCATTTGGGGTGACTGCTACATAATCGTAAGCACCCTCTATATTTATTTTTCTCGGATTATTAATTGTATTAACCATTGTTTTTTAAAAAAATTAAGAAAGTTTTTCGATTAAAGTATCGCGTTTCATTAACGCAAAACCTTTAATTCCTTTTTCTTTTGCTATTTCTCTCAATTCTTCTTCGGTTTTATCTTCCAAAGAATTTTTAACTACTTTCGTTTCAACGAAAAGTTTTCCCTCTCCCCTCTCTATCATTTCTTGCGCCCTTGCTTCGGAAACGCTTGAAATAATTCCAAAATTGTTAATGATTTTCATTTTATTTAAAAAAATTATGGTAACCCCCAGTGGGGGCTACACATAAGTCTTTTAGCCTTTGATAGATAATTTAAGTAATCGTTGAGCACCGTCTTCGAAAGTTTTAGTTCCCCAAAGAGCGTGTGCTAAATAAGTGCTTCCCAAGTTGTTTGTTGCTTTGTTAATTTGAACATGTGGTTCCATTTGAGCGACCATATCAATTGCTCCGTATTGTCCAACCATACAACTTAAAGTTTGGTCTCCAAATACTCCGTTTGCAGTAGTAGCAAAATTTACGGAAGTTAGGAGACGACCATAAGAAGTGATAGTTACAACGCCAGCAGAAGATGTTGCGGCAATTCCTAATCGTTTAATTCGGTCTCGAACAGTTGGTGAAGGTTCAACATATTTTGTTCCTGCACCAGCCGCACCATTAATTGCGGCTACCAAGTTTGCGGCAGTTTGAGTTTCGGAAACTTCTGAAAGAACATTTCCAGCTGTTGTTCCCAAAGTAGTTTGGAAAGGGAAAGTAATTCCAGTTGTCAAAGTTATGGTATCACCAGCAGCAGGGATTGCATTTGCAATTGTAAAATCAACAGTTGAAGGCAATTTATTTGAAGAATAAACATCCATTCCTGCGAACATACTTCCAACAAAACCGTTTTTGAAATAAGAGTCTGCCAAATTGTATCCTTGTGCAATTCCACGAATAGCAATTTGGTCAATTAAGTAAGGGTCAATTACGGCATACATTCCTACTTCCTCGTCAGTGTTTGACAAGATTTTTGAACGAGCGCGACCAAAGATAGCTTCTACTTCTGCTGTTGTTCCAACTGTAATTGGAGAACCAGAAGTTCCACCTAAATCACCAGCGTCAACACTTAAAGCAGCGTTTGAAACTTCATCTAAAAAGTCTTTGTCCATCAAATCAATTAATGTTTCAGAAAGTCGTTTAGCAAAAAGAACTTCTGCGTTTGCAGTTTGAAGTTGTTTATTTTCTACTGGGTCGACTTTGATTGAAACTGCTTTTGATTGGTCAATGCTTAAATTAGAAGCGGTTACTGTCCAATCTTTGGCAGTTACATCAGTATTTGCAGTGTAATCTGATGCGTATCCAAAGAAATCATTCCGGTAAGGTCGATTTACGGAAGTGCCTTTTACCAAAGTATTGTTTTCAGCGAAAGAGGCAAGTTTTCGGAAAACAGGGCGAGCAGTAAGAAACTTTTGAATAGATTTTGAAATCTTGGTTTCGCTGCCGCCAGTTGTTGTATTAGCCATTTTATAAAAAGAAAAATTTTAAAAAATTTCCCCTTTTATATTTATTTTATGTATTGCATTAATTCCTCTGCTGATAATTTATCAATGTTTTCAGCCGTCAATTCTTTTGGCAATCCTCTTTGAGTAGATTTACCACTTGAAGGAGGTGTTGCAAGTCCTGACGCTTTTGATTTCATTGATAATTCCTCAATATTAAAATCTGATGCAATTTCTGCAAGGGCAAGTTTAGTTGATTTTGCCTTGCTAATACCTGCGTCGGTTAATTCTTTTAGATTTGCTATGAATTGGTCGCCAAATTCTTTTTCGAATTCTTTTTTGGTGTATCCGATTTTCTCGACAAACTCATTAAGAGTTTGTTTAGCAGAAACGGACTCAGCCTCCTTTTCCTTCTTCAAAGAAATTGCTTTCAATTCCTGCATTTCTTTTTTTAGATTTTCGATTTCCTTTTTGGTGAAATCATCTTCGATTGGATCTTTTTTTGTAGTTCCGGTAATTGCTTCAAGTCGACCTTTGATTTCTTTCAAAGCCCACTTTTGCGCCGGATTCTACTCAATCTTTTCGAGAGATAAATCACCTTTGACTACCTTGGTTAATAAACTTTCAACAAGTTTTGACCGGTTGTCATCAAGGGCATCGTCAATCTTTGAGGGTTCTTCACTTTCGGTTTCTTCCTCTTGCGCAGGTTGCTCATCGTTATCGATGTTATCCTGCTCATCCTCTTTGAGGATGTCATTCAACTCATCTACTGATGTCATTTTTTTAAAAAAAAATATAAAAGAGCGTGGACAAAATGTCCTGCATGCGCAAAAGAACCGCTAAGAACTTTTGCGCGCACAGCGCACTTTGTCATTTTTAGCGGTTTTTAATAATTTTTAAAGAACTTTCATAAAAATATTATTGTTTTTATTTTTAATGTCAAACTTTTTTTTCTAATTTTTCTTTTAACTCCATTTCTTGAAAACATTGCTTAAAAAAGCCGACAATAATATCAGCCCCAAAACGAATATCTTTATTTTCGTGATTTCTAAAAATTTCAAATAAAACTATTTCCAACGCTTCCTGATTTCTTTTATCTTTCCAAAAAGTAGAAAATCTTGCAACTCCTTCATCGCCGATTTTTTTTTCGCAACTCATTTTAAAAACATTTCTAAAAGCAACAAGTTTTTTAACTGTTTCAACTGAAAATCGTTTTGAAGATAATTTGCCAATCAATTTTTTAAATAATTTTTTCATAATCTTGGTAAAATTTCTCCACCAGAGCCATTTTGTATTTGTGGGGTTTCTGGGGCTTGTCCCTCTTGCATTTGTGGTTGTGCTTCTTCTAAATCAATTCCAATCCCTTTGTTGTAAAGCCATTTTTGCAATACTTTTCCGTAAGCCTGACTTCCTATGGTTGCTTGCATTGCTTGTTGAAGTTTTACATCTTGGATAACAGAAGACTCAACAACTCCGCTCATCTAATCGAGTTCAACTACATAACGATATTCGTTTAAAAAATCAACTACTCTTCCGCGGGTTACATTCATTAAGAAGTTTTCTTCGATTTCGTCTTTTGGCTCAATCATTGAAGTATCGATTGGTGTTTTGTCGTTTTTGCTGATAAATTTTCTAAAATGTTCAATTGTTAGTTCAATTAAGAATTTGTATTCCGGAGCAAAGCGTCGTGATATTTCTCGAACGAGAGTGTTCGCGTTTTCTTGCTCGCTCATAATTGCTGTTGCTGTTTTGCTTGCTTGTGTTTGTGTTTCGGACGGGGCAACTCCAAACTCAACAATGTCTCGCATTATTAAGTTTTCAACAATTTGCCCAACATCTGAAATTTGTCCTCCGGAAAGTGTTTGGACTTTACCGAGTGCGTATTGTCCGTTTTCGTCTGGTTCGTCGTAAATTACAGCGTGGCGACCTTCTGCGGCTGACATTTCTGCTTGCATTAAGTATCCTTGAAAATCTCCTGCTCCGCCCGGTTTTCCTTGATAAATTTGAATTGGGTCGACTTGTTTTAAAACTCCTGAAATTGTTTTGTTTTTTAAAATATTATCTACAAAGTGAGGTTGGCAAATATAGTGTCCAACTCCGTAAGAATAATATCCTTCGTTTGAAATCATTCCTTTAAGATTTACGACTGGAATGTAAAGTTCGCCGTTTTCTTTTTTGTAAGGAAAGTTTTTTTCTCCTTCGAATTTTTCAATTATTGTCGCTTGATTTCCAACAATTTTTACGACTGTTTTCATATCAAGGTCAATGTAAATCATCATTTGCCCGTGCCTGTCTTGCTCGGTATTATTTTCTTCTGCTTTTTCGTTTAGTTCGAGTTCGTCTTTTTCGAGTGGTAAATCTCCCCACGACGCTTTTTTTGCTATTTTTTGCCATTTCGGGTCGAGTGTTGGAATTACTGTTTCAACAAAAGTGTCGTAATCCTCAAAGTCAAAAAGAAGTGCAATTTGACGAACATCTTGACCTGTTGCCGAACCTCGCATTTGTCTTGCTCCTTTCGGTAAAATTACTTTGTCGGACTCAATTACTTGATAAGAAATTGGCAATTTATCTTTTTTACCAACAAGAATAAAAGCGTCTCCATAAAGTGTGAGTTTTTGATAAGCAGAGTCGTCTGATTGTTTTATTGCTTTTGAAAATCCTGCTTCCATCATTACATCTTCCAACGCACTTTTTGCAATTTGCGAAAATAATTCGAGTTTTCTTTTTTCAATTCCTGTTCCAATAAATTTTATTGAGTAGCCTAAAAAGTCGAGCCGTTCAAAAACTTTCTTACAAATGTTCGCAGTTAATGTTGAATTGCAAAATTTCATTCCTTTTTGCTTTTCAACTGAAAATCCGCTTTCGTAATTGTCTTTTATCGTTTCAAATTCGTCTTTTTTTATGTCGTAAGTTTCTTGCCATTGTCTAACTAAATCTAACGCTCGAATAACTGCCTTGTCTTCAATATCACCATTTACAACATCAATCGGCAAATCGTGAATGTATTTATCTGTTTTCATTTATTCATTTAATTGATTTAAAAATAATTTAATTTAGAAAAAAAGCAAACTTTTTTCTTGACTTTTATTTTTTTATTTGGTAAATTTGTTTGTGGATTAAGTAAAGGTAATGTCGTAGCCTTCTTCTGTGGGGTGAAAGCAAAAATGACGAGACAGTACATTTCCTTTGTTTAATCCCATTCACTCCACAGAAGAGGGCTTTTTTTAGCCCTAAGCGAGACTACTGCGAAAGCAATGAACTCGGAGCGAGACGCTTAAAAAAGATTTCAAAGATTATTCTATAAAAAACAAATCCTGAATTGACAGGTAGGGCGCTTTTAGCGTTGGTTGCAACACCGGGGTGAAACTCATCAACTCATTATACGAAATGAAGTTTTACTTTTCCTATTCGCAAAATTTAAAAATTTTTTTTTATTTTTTGGGGGTAGGGGGGTAAAATCTTTCAATCTATTACCGAAATGAAACTAACTTAGTAAGTTGTCTGACAATTTTCTCCTCTTTTTCTTTTCTGATTTTTAAACTTTTCTCAAATCCATTCTCTATTTTTGTAAAATCACCTCTTAGGGCGATAAAATGTTGGTCTGACAAATCTGACAAAATTGCATGAAGAAATTCATGTGTTGCAATTTCTTCGATTTTATCTTCTGCAATTTCGTCAATTATTGATTTGTTTAAATTGATAAATATTTTGTCATCACCAACTGAATGACAACAATTTGCATAACTCATATATTGCTCACCGTCTTTTATTTTACTATCAATGTGTTCGAGTGAGCATATTATTTCTTTTTGAAAACCTGTTTTCTTTTTTAGTGATTTTATTTTATCCTCAAATAATTTGAATTTATCTTGCATTTTAATTTAAAAAAGAAACTGGACTAATTTGTTTTCTTTTTTCTTCGAGGACTCTTAAATCGTATTCTGAGAATTTGGATTTTGTTTTTTTCCTTGCTGAAATTGCCATATAGCGAAACTAATCTGCATCGTGGCTTGTCCAATCGTGTAGTGGATTTTGTCGAAATGTATTATGTTTTTCGTCGAAGTCTCTCCTGTATTGTGAAAGGCTTTCAATTAAATTTGCGCATTTTTCTTTGTCGAACCAAATATTTTTAAAAATGTTTCTCGCTTGATTTATACCTTCTAAAACTGAAAGTTGTGCTGTTTTTGTTGCCTCAATCCCATATTGTCTTGCAACATCAACCGTGCTTTTACCATCACTCATTCTTTTTGCGAAAGCGTCGTGAGGGAAATAATGTTTTCCGTATCTGTATCCTTTGTCTTTTAAAATTCCTGCATAATCTGCAACAGTCATTCCATTTGCTGAATAGTGGTCAATTATTCTTATCTCTTGCCCGATTTCTTGCCAAAATATTATTGAAGTGTCATCACTCCAACCAATATCCCAAGCGGTGTGAACTTCGAGATTATTGTCGTATTTAACTGTGCAAATTCTATTTTCTTCTCGCGCTTCTTGTATTTCTTTTGTGTAAAATGCTCCTTTGATTGACGCTTCCCAACTACACTCAAATTCTTGTTGAAATTCTTCGTTTGTCATTAAATCTTGCGATTGTTTTAGTTGTTCTTGCGTTAAATGATTTGTTTCTGATGATTTGCGAACTACGCAATACCAATCTGGATTATTCTCTCCTTTTTTAAAAATTTCGTAAAAATGATTTTTACCTTTCGGAGTTCCGAGGAAAACTGCAAATCCACCTCTATCTGCAAGTGCTGGGTTAATTACTTCGGGGAAAAGTGAGGGTTTAATTTGTGCGTATTCATCCATTACAACTCCGTCGAGGTAAATTCCACGAATTGCGTCGGGGTTATCTGCTCCGAGTAGTTGAATTCTCGCTCCATTTGGGAGGTCTGCTCGGAGTTCCTATTCGTTGAATTTTGTGTTTGGGATTGGTGAGGCATATTTTTTTATGTAGTCCCAAGCAATCTACTTTGCTTGTTTGTATGTTGGTGCGATGTAGGCGAAGCGAGGATTTTCTTTTTGGCAAATTACTGCTTGTTTTATCAATTCGTTAATCATCATTACTGTTTTACCGAAACGACGATGACAAACTAAAACATTCCAACGTTTAATATTATCGTGGAAATGTTTTTGCAATTCCCGAGGTTTGTAGGGAATTATTATTTTTGACATTACATTTCCCAAGAAATTGTATTTTCTTTTGCGCCACCTTTTTCGTCCGTTGCGTCTCCACGGAAAAGTGTGTATCTTTTGACTGCTGTTTCTTCCCAACGGTTAATATCGCAATTGTTTATTTTATCTTTTTCTTCGTAAAGTCTGCGTTCTTTTTCGGACTGAATTAATTGCATCAATTCGAAGTCTTTATCCGTTAAATGCACGATTCTATCGTCCTTTACCCCACTTCGCCCCACTTCTTTCTTTGCTCTATTTACTGCGCTTTTACTTACTCCTGTTTCTTTTGCTAATTCTCTTTCTGTTGCAAGAGGATTTTTTGCAAGTTCTGCCGCTACTTTATCTACATTTCTTTTTTTATCTGCTCTTTTGGTCATTTTTTTTTAAAATATTCTTTCTTCTTTCTTGTGATTTATGTTCTTTTTCTATTTCTCCAATTTTATCTTTTTTAACTACATTATAAAAATCAATAGAAGATATTAAAACTTTAAACCATAAAATTATTGTCTTATCATTGATTTTATCTAAATCATTTTCTAATTCATTTTCTTTTGCAAATGCTATTGGAACGCATTTGTCTTTTGCTATCATTAAAATTGAATATCCTTCTTCATTTGGGTTTGTTTTTGCTTGTGCTTTTTTATTTCTAAACTCAATTTTCATCTCAACTGGTTCTTTGAGGTATTTTTTTGAGAAATCTTTGTAGAGATTTTTTAGTCTTTCTTCCATTTTTTGAAATTCTTTAATTTCTTTCATCTTCTTTAAAATTTATTTGTAGCAATTGGCTTCCATTCCCCTGACATATTCACTATTCCTCTTACTTCTTTCCCGTCTATTTTTCTTGTTGGCAAAAAACTTTCAAATCTTGTAAGTCTTAATTCATCTTCTATTTCTTCTTGCTTATCGAGTAAAATTTCAACGAGTATTTTTAAATCTCTTTTTAAGATTTTTAATTTCTTAAACTCATCGTCTACCCATACTCTTTTAATTAGTTCTTTTTTCATCTTCTTTTAAAATATTTAATGTTCCACCTACAATAATTTTTTCAACATCTTTTTTACTTAGATGTTTTTTTGCTATTTTTGCAAATCTTTTTGCTGATGAAAAGAATTGTAGCGAAGTAAATCTGTGTTTTTTATTTTGAAAATAAAAAATTGAAATATCATCTGCTTTTGTTTCTGAAAATTTGTAATTATTTTCTTTTGCAAAGTTTTTAGCCGTTTTTGTTATTAAATTTTTAGTCATTTTATTAAAAAAAATTAAAATTTAAAAATATCGTCAACCCCGCTTTTTATTCCATTAGTTAATCCTTTTGCTATTGAAGACATTCCACAAGTTAAAATTGATAATCCTTTCTAATCTTCGCCATTATCACCTTTTAAATCCCGACAAACTTCCCCAACAGCATTAAGTGGAGAAAGAGTGATTTTTGTTATTCCTTTTAATAAATTCATTGCTCAAATTTTATCAAAATTAAAATCTTTGTCAAGTTTTTTTTATTTGACTTTTTACAAATCTTTTGATAAATTGTTTTACGAAAAATGCCAAACGCTTTTAACTTTCTTCGGCTTGCTTTTGAAAAAAAGGAAAGGGCACAAAAAAAGTTTTTGTGGCGTTTGGCGACACCCTTTCCTTTTTTTTGAAAGTAATATGAAAAAATAGTTTTTGATTTACATTGACCAATTAGATATTCTCGATGAACTCACAAATGAGCAAATCGGGGAACTTTTTTTGGCAATAAAAAATTATGCAAAAGGTGAAAAAGTTGAACTTTCACAAATTTTAAAAATTGCATTTATTCCGATAAAAAATCAAATGGATAGAGATTTTGAAAAATACGAAAATATTTGCAAACGCAATGCTGAAAACGGTTTAAAGGGTGGAAGACCAAAGAACCCAAAAGAACCCAAAAAACCCACTGGGTTATTTGGAAACCCAAAGAAACCCAAAAAAGCCCAATATGATACTGATAATGATAATGATATTAAAAAGAAAAAAGAAAAAAAGAAAACTATACCAATACCTGAAAAATTCAAAAACTCTGATAAATTTAAAAAAACTTGGGTTGAGTTTGTCGAACATCGAAAACAAATCAAAAAACCTTTAACCGAATTAGCGGCAAAAAAACAACTAAACCAACTTGCAAAACATTAGGAGTCTGTTGCTATTGGAGTTTTGGAAAAGTAGATAATGAACGGATGGCAAGGTTTATTCTTTCCAGAAAAAGAAGAAAAACCGAAAGTAATGGAAATAAAAACTTTTTAATTTTTTAAAAAAGATGAATGCAGAAAAGGAAGTAATTGCAAATTTGTTAGCATAGGAAGATAAAGACATGATGATTTCTTTGTTGGAAGAAGAAGATTTTAATAACAATAAATCTCTTGCAATTTTTAAACTGATAAAAAAAATGCGTTCCGAAAAAAAACACGTTGATTTGCTAACTCTCGTTGAGGAGATTAGAAGAATTAAAAAATACCCAGTAAATGCAACAGAATTGCACGAATTTTCCGTTTTTTAGTCTTTAACGCCGCTTCCTACTCTAATTAAAATTTTAAAAGAAAATAGAGGCAAAAGAATGCTAAAAAAATTTGCAGAATTAGGAGAACTTACAACAGAAAACTTAGAAAAAGCATTAAAATATATTTCACAAACAGTAGAAAAAGATATTAAAACATCCCCAAGTGATTTCATTGACGAATTTGCAGAGAATCAAGAAGGCAAGAAAGGTTTTCAAACTGGGATTGACTTCTTAGATATAAATACAAGAGGTTTAAAACACGGTCATGTTTTTGTTGTTGGAGGATATTAGAACACGGGTAAAACACAATTTGCACTTCAACTAATAGAGAAATAGTTTAGCACAGCAAAGATTTTATTTATTTCTCTTGAAATGAGTGAGGCTGATTTATTAGCAAGAATGGTGAGGATTAAAAATAATATCGGTAAAGATGGCATGACACAAGTTTTTGACAGTCAAAATTTTAAAATTACAAACAAACTTTTTAGCATTGAAGAAATAGAAAGTTATGTGAGAGAAAATGATTTTGATATTGTTGTTATAGATTATCTTCAACTTATTCGAGTAAAAGGTAGAAGTGAATACGAAAGAACAACAGAAGTTTCAAGAAGAATTGCTGAATTAGCAAAGAAAACTAAAACTTGTATTGTGGCGCTTTCACAAGTTTCAGAGGAATTTAAAAAAGTAGGCAAAATGGAAACGATGGGCTTCAAAGGTTCAGGATAGATAGGAAATGATTGTGATGTTGGTTTAATATTGTGGAGAAGTTTTGAAGACGAACAGAAATAGCCTGATCCAATTGTTCCATTTACTGTTTTTGTTAGAAAAAATAGATTCGGTCAAGCCGGAAAAATTGATTTAAGTTTTAACCGTAAAAATGGGCAAATTTTATTTTAAAAATGAATTACAAAAAAGTTTATCAAGAATATTTCGGTTATTGCGATGATGATGTAGTTTTGTGCGAAATTTGCGGAGCCGCGGCAGTAGATATTCATCACATTTTTTACAAATAGCGTGGAGGACAAAATAAAATAGAAAATTTAATCGGACTTTGTAGATCGTGCCACGACCGCGCTCACTTCAAAAAAATACCTTTTCTTTATCCGCTCGAACTCGAAAAAAGACACGCCGAAGTTATGGAAATGAGAAAAGTTTTTTGATAAAATAAAAATAAAAAAAACTTGACAACATATTTTTTTTACGATAGAATAGTTTATGAACAATGATTAACGAGGAAAAATAACAAGTCCAATTCGTTTCAATCAATTCAAAAAACTTCGTTCTTTTAAATCTCGGTAGTAGTGGCGAAATAGGTAGACGCTTATTGAGTTGGTGCAACAAAGG